CAGCTTTAGTAGCACCTTTTTCTGCCGCCTTTGTTGCGTTTCCTTGTGCAGGAGCAAGTTCGGCGGCCGTCATTGCGGTGTTCGCTGCCATGTTTGTGGCATTATTTCCAGCTAAGTTTTCACCACCATCATTATCGTTACCAGCAATCATTGAACCCATACCGATAGCACCAGCACCCAATGCTAATGCGCCTAGTATACCTCTGCCTTTACCAGGTGTTCTGCCAGGAGAAACTGCAGGTGTTTTTCTAACAAATCTACCCTTGGCATCTCTCGGTTGACTTCTAGCTCTTTCTGATCTAGACTGCTTCTTGCTTCCATCCGGTGCATCAGGAATATTTCCGCCGCGATTTCTACGACTAGGTAGATCGATATCGATTCCGCCACCACCGCCACCTGGTCCACCATCTGAACCACCAGAACTCTCAAGTGATTGTGCAATCTTTTCTATAGTATCTTTTATTGCAGAGAATAATTCATTTGCTTCTTTGAATGTGTCAGAGATTTCATCCAACTTTTTTGTATTTTCTTGGATAGCATCTACAACTGGACTCTCCGACATTCCAGCCGAGTCTTCTTGAAGTTCGCTGGTAGGTTGCGCGAGATTAGATTCTATCCCAGCAGCCACTGCTGCCGTTGTTGGTTTATCCGGTAGAATAACCGACGCGCCCTTTTTCTCATCGTAATCTTTTTGAAGTTCTTGATTAATAGTATCTTTTGATACTGGTTTTCCTTCTCTACGATATGATATATCTTTTTCAGAAGCCGGCGCTATTCCTCTTTCAGCCAATAGTTTCTTCTGTTCTGTAGTCAGATCAGTTAATTTTTCCGCTTCTTGAGCCAAGCCCATACTATCTCTAGCTTCGGCTCTTTTCTTTTTATCTGAAGTGAAAAGATCATATCTCATATCACCGGACTTTCCAGTGAAGACTCTTTTTGCACCTTCAAGCTGAGTTTTTACAAATCCTTTTGGAATTGCAGTACCCGTTGTCGTGTCTTTGCCACTAACGGCACGCTTCAAGCGATTTCTAAATGTGTCTTCTTTTCCTTTAAGACCCATATCATTCGCTTGAAAATATTGCTCTTTAGCGGCTTTTCCGGCATTCGCAAATCTGGTTGCGGCATCTGTATTACCTGAAGCCTGTGCTACGGCTTGCCCCTTTTTAGCAAGCGCAAGCACCTCTTTGATACCTTTATTGAATCCTTCTAAGTTCTTTTCGGTCAACTTGCCAATTTCTTTGACAAGTTCGGTCAGCATTTTACGTTCTTCGTCGGTATACTGTTCTAAGTCTTTGCTTATGTTTTCTGTTGCCGCGGATAAAATCTTGGCCGCCTTTTCACCATCAACTGTTGTTACAGAAAAAGGACTTGTAGTTTCTTTAATCTTTTCTAATTGAGTTTCTTTCCCTGTGCCAGAACCAGATGAACTCAATAACTTTTTGATGTCTTTTGCTTGACCTATAACCTCATCCAGACGGTCGACAACAGGATCTGGCCCATTATCTGGCGCTTTCTGTAGTCTATCTGATAGTCCTTGTAAGTTACTGGCCATTTCTTAATAATCCTGTTGGTTCTGTTCTGCTTTTTTCTTCAAATGAGTCATCAACAAACCTATGTAAACTTCCCTTTCCCATGGCATCATATTTTCAAGTTCTGACAGACTGTATTTGTGTTCTTGCATTAAAATAAAGTTTGTCTTATAATGATTCATCAAATTATCATGAGAAAGGGTTATTCGAAAAAATTTTCTACACCGTCTATTAATACCGTATTTTCTGTTCCACATTTAACACATGTATAATCAATTGTCTTTTCGAGCCTCGGTGAAGTCTGGAAGAACTCAACAATCTTTTCAAATTGCTGGGTCGAAAGACTGTTAATAAACTTTTCTACTTCTTCTGGACCTTCATCCTCTGCATTGTAGATTTCGTCTTGGTCAAAGATTTTATCAATACATGCTACAACAAGGTCGAATGCTGGAGTTTCATCATCGACTAAAATTTCTGCCTTTGGATATTTCATAATCACGCCGACAGCATCTGATAGCATTATCTTGTTCGTATGATTTTCGGGAAAATCGATTGTCAACGAATTCAAATCTAATGTAGTCTCAGTCTTATGTCCGCATTCACCACAAATCAAAACAAAATCTGTGACGCTACCAATAGACTGGGAGCGTAATTGAATAAAAGCATATTGCAGGTCAAAGAACGGCAAATCTCTACCCTGCACATTTCCATTAGAGCAAGATGTAACAATATCTTGCATCGCTTTTATCATCTCTTTTGGCTCGTTGGATTCTTGAGCCAAGATAAGAATCTTTTCCTCTTTTACGAGAAAAGGACGAAACTCAATTTCATTTGATAAAGAATGCAACTTTACTCTGAAAGTCGGAGTAGTCATAGTTGGCAACGGCATAATTTAGTCCTTCATTAATTAAACTGGTATTACAAACCATCTTTTATATGTAAATGTTACTGGTAATCTAACAGGCTGTGTATTGCTGTTAGACAATTGAATGGGTGCAATCGATCTTGGAAATACATCTTCTATTTCCCATTTGGCAACGACTTCATCTTTATTATTCAAGGCAGTTACTATCATACCGCCATAATATTTGTTAGGGAAAGCAATTTCACGGGTTCTCTTATTGATAATTCCGCGCATCCAATCCCCGAAAAAGTCTTTTGCTGCCCATGTCGCATCAACTAAAAACGTAAAGGTAATTGAGTCCCCACCAAAATCAATTGCGCTGGCACGTTGTTCATTTAAATTGTTGATTCTAATTGGTCTAGTTCCAAGAAGTAATCCTGGAATCATAGCATCTTCTACAAATAGGGACAGATGATTAGCGGAACGACCGGCAGATGTTAAGTGTGTAGCCATTCTTTGTCCACCTGGCACTCTTTTACCATCATCGCCTTTCAGTTCCGCGGGTGGAATTATTTGAACTTCAAATCTATGCGAACGAGCGAAATCTCTCTTTCTCGTCTCCGCGCGGAAATTTGCCAAGCTATTGTGTGCTTGTTCCATTAAATCTTGCTCCTAGTATCTCTGAAAACGGATTCTTTAGTTGCACCAACAAACGCTTCAACTGGCAAGAATATCGCTGCCTTCCAATCGGCAGGATTAATTTTCATGAATTGCGACCTCACATGTGTAGTCAAGTAGTGTTTGATACAAGGTTTAATTTCAGGTGCTGTTTGTAAACTGTTTAGAAGATTATATGACAAGCGCATTTTGCTAGTCGGTGTAAGCGTCTTGGAATCTGCAAAGTTCATCAATTCACCCAACACTTTTGCTCTTAACAGGTAAGGTAAATAGTGAACGTTGATTCCGTAGAATCCGCCTTTAGCTGGTCCGAATGGCAATACTAATGGAAAGGTATCATAGAAAGGAAGTTGATCTTTGAACTTTGGATCATAGAAATACATATACATCGCGCCAATCTCTACCTTACTGGTAAGACTGCCGATATCAGATTGCATCACTGTGTTTCCAGAAACTCTTGCGCCAACTAAGCCTCTGACGTTGCGCATATACCAGTCAATGGACTTCTGTCCATCTCCTACTTGCGCACGAAGTTTCTGAAAGGTGTTATTTAATGGCATTAACGGCCCTGACCTCTATACTTCTTATAGTTGCGGCGCTTATGCTTATTCATGGTGCTCATTTTCACACCCTTGCGGCGAGGCGCAAATACTGTTTTTGAATTTCCTGCTGCTTTAGCCATAGTAAATCTCCTTAGTCTATATTTATGCTTTAATTCCAAGTTCTTTCTCGGTTAATATAAGAAATTCCCATCCATTATCTTTACAGAATTCACTTGCATATTTCCATTTTGCTTGATTCACTCCCCACGCAATAACTTCATTAAGAAATTGTTTAGTCTTTCTTTTGGGTATTGTGGGTTCTCTAACGAACTTTGCTGGTTTGATTTCGATTAAGTATTTCTTAATATCACCTGAGTTTTCTTTTACCTTAATGTAGAAATCCACAAAGTAACGATGGACTCTATTGTCTTTTGGAGACAAATAAGGAATAGCAAGTTCTTCTGAACCCCATTCTAATATGTTGGGATTACTATCGCACCATTTCATGAACTTTAGTTCCCAGCTAGAACGATATATAATTCTACTAGGATCACCTAAATACTTCTTAGGATATTGTATTTTGTAGAGACCTTTCATAGTCTCCTTCGTGTATGTCATATAAATAGTCCAAACTAACCCCAATAGGATATTTATTAAAAATGGCAGAACAAAAAAGAGAGCCGGCAAGCCCAAAGCAGTCCTCTTCTTCTCCTACTCCAGGCAGATTTAATAGAGACCAAAAGGGTATGGTCGATCCGTTTAGTAAAGCAAGTAAAGCGTCCAAGACATTTACCTATCCGGAAAATTTAAGCAGTGACAGCAATCAAAGCGAACATACACATTGGATAGCTTTTTATCCTCTTGTAAGAGAAGGTAC